CATTATGGGTCATAGACATATTATACTGTTCTCCTTCTTTCAATACCACACCCCATCCGTGTTGCTCATAATACTTATCTTCAACTCTTTGGGCAAGAACAAGAGCATCATCAGGTAATTCAGGATGATCCTCCAAAAACTTTCTAAGTTTCCCGATGGTAAGGTAATATTCGTAATTACCTTTTAAATCATCAATGACATTTATTTTACCCATTACACTAATTTTTTTATTTAGTTTTATAATCGTTCCACTTCCATCCTAGAAATAGTTTCATACATTTTCTATGTAACCAATTTGGTTTTTTCTCAAAATGAATACAAAACCCTTCGCCAGCACCAATACAATATTTGCCAACCTTCTTTACTATTTTATTTTCTTCACTTTTTGTAACATATGGTTTTTCTGAGTTATCAACTTGATGATTATCCAAATTTTCTTCAGTTATTACTTTTTTCTTTCTAGGTTTATAAGTCCTTTTTTTTGGTTTTTTTTCTACTACAGGTCTACCCGTAGTAACCGTTTCTTTTAAAATTATTTTTTCTGTCATTTTTTTTATTTTTTAATTTTTAATACTTCCTTTTTATAGTATTCATCAAATCCATCTAAGTAATTTGTAATACTCTTACTTTTATCAACTCCAATAACTTCATCTATTAACCCAAACTCCATTGCCTCATCTGAGTTATACCATCTGTCTCTTTCAGAGAAGTCCAACACCTCTTGGAATGTTTTTCCACAATTCTCAGCCAAAATTTTAAATAAGATGTAATTGTATTTTTCACCTTCCATCTGATCAATACGTGTGTCTTGAATGTTTCCTTGTGTACCATGACTTACTTGGTGAGTCATTACTTTAGAATGAATTAAAGATGATCTTTTACCTTTGGTACCTGAAGAAAGTAAAACAGATCCCATTGATGCACACATACCTAAATTAGTTGTGACAATATCAGAACTAACATAGTTCATAAGGTCAACAATACCAAGACCACACATCACAGATCCTCCAGGACTATTAAGATACAACGTAATGTCTTTCTTCTCCACAGAATCCAAAAACAATAATTGAGCTTGTACAATATCAGACATATTTTGATTTACAGGTCCTGATAACCATAATATACGATCACGCATCAACCTTGAGAAGATATCAATTTGAGTCGCACGTAACTCTCTTTCCTCCAAAATGTATGGTGTTAATGACGCTTCAAACTGATCTAATGCCATTGAACTAATCCCTTCGCTTTTTGCAAAACTTCTAAACTCTTTTCCGTAATTCATAATATTATAATTTATTTTCTGTGTTTTTTATTTCGTAATAATAGTTGTTTGAATCTTCAGATACCCATTTATCCGATTGAGCTTCCACTGACTCAATGTGTGTATCAACTTTTAAACTTGATGGTTCTATTGGGAATGGTTTGGTCACCCAATTTGAATCTTTCCAATATATTCTGTTGTTAGGTTGACAAAGTAGATAACCATCATCCGCAATTAGTATATGCCCACACTTATAATCAGATGGTTCATCAGAATATGGATTTCTATACCAGTCTACTGTCATAAGATAAGTAGCCCAAACTTTTGACCCGTCTTTTAATGCGACCTGACATCTTTTTTCATAAAGATAATCATAGGTAATAACACTTACATTTTCAGAGAAACAATCCCATAATTGTTTAAAATCAAATGGAATATCATTTTTAGGTATTTCCATAAAAATTTCAGATATTGGGACTCTTGATCTTAACATTCCATAATCAGTCATAACATGAAATGTTAATATTTTACCCGCCAATGATTGAACTGCAAATGCATAAGCTTTGTGATAATCGTCCTTATCTTCTTCTTTTTTTGTGAAGTGTGATGCTCTCACATAACACTTAAATAATTCAATGTTTTCGTTTAATTTTGACATTTTAATTTTTTTTAATCCATTTATTTTCTGAGTCCAGTTCAAACTCCCCAACAAACTCTTGTCTCCATTCAGTTGGTCTTATTAATGATAAGAAATATTCCCCATTATTTCTACGGTATAGGTAATATTTTTCCCCAACAACAGGTTGGAAATTGTAATTTGATGAGTAAACCATTCTATTCCACTCAAACTCATCAACCAATTTATTATACTCTTCCTTTATCTCATCATACCTTTTATTGAAGTAATGATTGGTTTTAAGGATCTTTTCATTTTTCCAAGTTGATACATTATCAGGAATTATGACCGGAGACCCAACATTTGTTGCATATGGAAGAAGATGGGCATAATAACCCTTCTCCTCACTCCATACTGCATTATCGGGGTATTTATTTTCTTTTGGCATATCGTAAGACATTACACTTGGTAAATCAGAATACTGACACCATAAATCATCAGTGTGTACCTAAAATTAATTTGATAACGGGAAATATATTTTTGGGTGTGATTGATAATTTTCTAAAACAATATCATCCAAAGTATATTCTGAAATATCATTTACTGCCCTTTCAGATAATCTAACATTCGGTAATGGATATGACTCCCTTGTTAATTGTTCTTTAACACCATCTATATGATTTAAGTAGATATGACAATCACCTAAACTACAAATAACCTCATCAGGAACCATATTGACTTGTTTTGCCAACATCATAAGTAACAAAGAATATGAGCTGACGTTATACGGCCATCCAAGTGCCGAATCGACACTGCGTTGGACCCACATTAAAGAGATTGCTCTGGTTGGGATATTATGTTTATCCATATATTCCATTGTTTTAGGTTCTTTGTAATGAACTGACACCCAGTTATCTAATTTTTTCATCAACTCATATCTTTCCTCCAAACTCAACTCTCTTGTATAACATTGAAATCCATAATGACAAGGTGGAAGCACCATCGTGTCCAGTTCTCCAATATTATAAGCATTAACCATCAATCGTCTTGAGTCTGGGTTTGTTTTAAGGTCACGGATTAGGTTTGCGATTTGGTCAATTCCGTACTCAATCCTTCTTACACCTGCCTCTTTACTCTTATCTTCAACTACATCCCAACCTGTATGCCAACTTCTCCATTGCTTACCATACACAGGACCTAAATCACCCCACTTTCTAGCAAACTCATCATCTGTTTTGATATGTTCAATAAAATCTTCTTTACTCTTTGGCCATCTTACTTCATCACTATCAACATATCTCTTATAAGCATCACCATCCCAAATATGACAATCATTATCAACAAGGTATTTGATGTTGGTATCACCTCTTAAAAACCATAGTAATTCAGTTACCATAGTTTTCCAAGCCATCTTCTTGGTTGTAAGAAGTGGAAATCCATCTTTCATATTATGACGAATCTGTCTACCGAATACAGATAATGTTCCTCCGTTTCTAGTTTCTTTTTTTACTCCGTTATCAAGAATGTCTTGAAGGAGTGATTGGTATGATTTATCTAGGTTGTTCATATTTTTCTATTGTTTATCTAATTTATTCACAACTTTCGGTATTAAATTCAGTTTCGTCAGGAGTTTCCTCAATCATAGGTTGGTTTTCTAATCTCTCAATTACTATGTTAATTGCTTCAGGATAATGAGTATATCCCTGTCCGAAATTAATTCCCGTTAGTCCCAATACCTCATTGTTAATGTAATGTCGGTTTTTACCCTTACCTTTTAAAATCTCGTGGTCCATTGAAACATCGTTCCAATCTCTCAATACAAGTCCAGTACCACTAGGTTCCTTGTAATGTAACCTAATGATATTGTTATGACTAAAGTTCTTAATAAATTCTCCTAGTGTCATATTATTTTATTTATTTAATTGATGTCTTCCAATCCATCAATTTTATCTCTCAATGTGTTGATCGTTGAATGGACATATTCATCAAGTTCATGAGATACCTCCAAATACTTTCTTCTCAGTTCGTGGAACTTTTCATCCTGAACTTCTTTGAATGATGAGTAATGTTTGAAACAATAGTGGAAACCTTCATTCTCCATTCTATAACGAACCATTTCAATTTCCTCTAATTGATTTTCTAATCTTTCTAAATCACTCATTTCTTTAAAAATATATTTAATATAGATTGTTTTACCACATTAAGATAGTACAAACAGACAAACAAATAAATCTTTATCTTCTTCATTTGTTTTATACGGTGTGTTCTATATGAACTCTCACACAATTCTGAGGCATTCTATTCAAGTGTCTGTAATTGTTGATGTATCCCATCATATTACCGCTACCTACGGCATTTGCAGAGTGGATCACAACTTCTACTACAGGTTTACCATCCAACCATTGGTTAACCAACCATTTGGTGCAATCCATACCAGTTTTCTCAGTGATGTTATCGTAATTGATTATGTAGTTTTTCACAACACCGTAGTGCCATTCCGCCATCGCACTATCACCTAAGTCGTGATCCAACGATATTAATTCAATATTCTCCAACCCAATTGAGTTGATCTTTTGAACGAACTCATCATAAGAACGTACAACGATCCAACTTGGATCCACTGGCGTTCTTACATCATCTAAATAAATTCTAACTTTGTCCATATTACAAATATACTTTTATTTTTTTATTAAACCTAATTCTAACCGATATTCTTTAATCTTAACTCTTGCTTCCTGATATTGATCACCATTATTGGCTTGATGACCTTTTGAAACCGCAAGAGTAATTTCCATTTCATTATCAATAATGTAAGATATTTTTTCCTGATCCGTTAGTTCACATGGTGTTATTTCATTCTTAATATAAGTTAAGATCAATTGTTTAATGTTAAGAACCTGTTTGTTAGGGTTGGTTTTACCATTATAACTCATAACAGAAGAATCGTAGATATACTTACATAGTTGTTGTAGTTTATCCATTTCAATTATATTAACTCAAATTCTTTATTTACCAATTCTATTTCTTTATTCAATCTTTCAAGTTCTTTGGATATCATTTCTATGATAATCTCCTTGTTATTAAAACTTACATCACCTTTTACCATAAACGGTCCAGGATTCGTAAACTCAATTTTTACCCCCAACCCACAACCTTTAAGAGCACCTTCTAGTTTGTATTTTTGTCTTTCCAATCTATCAAGATTTTCTTTGATTATTTTTGCCTGTTCAAATTTTTCTATTTCCATTTTTATATTTTTTACGTAAGTATTCTTCCCAAACTTCTTGTTTTATTCCGTTCACAAAAAACCAACCAAGATTTAATTCAAACCATTTATTAATCCGATAAAAAGTTTTTTTGATCATATTTAAAAATTTCTTAATTTTTGATAATCTTCTTTGGTTAAAACAATTTCATTTAAATCTGAGTTTAAACCTCTAATGGTTTTCCAAGCTTCCTTAACTCTACCCCACAAAGATTTATTCCCATAAGTTTTATAAAACGTTATGTAATAATCGGTATCATCATTGAACTTGTCAACAGACATACAGGTACAATTGTCAACACATTTAACAATTACTTCAGATCTTTCATTGTTTTCAACTTTCATCCTATTAATGTTGTCATTAATTTCCTTTAATTCAATTTCATCCAATATGACTTTTAATCTGATCATGTAGTCATAGGTAGGTTTTTCACCGTATATGTTAATAAGACGATTGTAAATAAATTGTAAGTGTTCTCTTTTTATCATTTTTTATTTCTTTAAATTAATTACACCATTTTCAATAACATCATTAACCATTGATTTTTGCATATATTCTGTCCCTAAAGTGTGTTTCACTCCATTTTGGATAATATCATTAAACCTTTCATCACCATCTAACCAATCACCATCTTCAGTGTGTTTCACCCCATTTTGAATGGTATCTTTAACAGTGTTTTCTCGTGAAAGTTTAAGATCTATGGTGTTTTTCACCCCATTTTGGATTATTTCTTCAACTTGCCAATCAATATATTGTGTCATTGGGGAAATATTTCTCACCCCATTTTGAATGGTATCTTCAACTCCTGATTGAATCGATTCAGGCAAAAACAGGGTGTTTTTCACCCCATTTTGAATGGTATCTTCAACAAGCTTCTTATTTTCAAAAATCTTTGGACTGGTGTTTTTCACCCCATTTTTAATAGCATCTTCAACTTTATTATATTGTGCCCACCCAATCTCGATGTGTTTCACCCCATTTTGAATGGTATCTTCAACCGCACAATCATTAAAGATGTCACCAATAACGGTGTGTTTAACTCCATTTTGAATGGTGTCTTTAACAACGCTGCTTCGTCGTAGACAAATATCCCCGATCTCTTTAACCCCATTTTGAATGGTATCTTCAACTGAAGTGACTGTCAGTTTTGACAATGGAAAGGCGTACTTCACCCCATTTTGAATGGTATTTTCAACGCTTTTGGGACAATCTGTACTTGAACGATTGGTGCGTTTCACCCCATTTTGAATGGTATCTTCAACTGCCAATGGTCTAACCCCTTTATGTAATTCAGTTTCCTTCACCCCATTTTGAATGGTATCTTTAACTCTCAACTTGTTCTTTTGTCCATTTTGGATGGTTTCTTTCACCCCATTTTGAATGATATCTTCAACATCATATTTACAGTTTCCAACAGAACTGGAGATGTATTTTATCCCATTTTGAATGGCATCTTCAACCTCAAACGAATCTTCTTCCTCTATCATTCGGGTGTATTTCACCCCATTTTGAATAATATCTCCAACCAGTTCCGGATGAAGATGACCAACCGTAGATGTGCGTTTCACCCCATTTTGAATGGTGTCTTCAACTCTTTGGTGTTTCTTCCTGAAGTTCCTTCTGGTGCGTTTCACCCCATTTTGAATGGTGTCTTCAACTATCTGATGCAATGGATGATGATTTACCTTGATGTGTTTCACCCCATTTTGAATGGTATCTTCAACTCGTGTTGCGTTCTCTTTCCCTATATCTGAGGTGAGTTTCACCCCATTTTGAATGGTATCTTCAACTGAATCGGGTTGTTCAGAATAGTAAGTAGAGGTGTATCTAACCCCATTTTGAATGGTGTCTTCAACTATAATGCTCAATGGTTCCAACGTACGATTGGTGTGTTTTACCCCATTTTGAATGGTATCTTCAACTACACTATTAATACGGATAATCGCTTTATTGGTGTGTTTCACCCCATTTTGAATGGTATCTTCAACACCCATGCACATCCACGGATTACTTTCTTCGGTGTGTTTCACCCCATTTTGAATGGTATCTTCAACTCTTTTCTCAGCATTAGCATTTGTTATGCTGGTGTGTCTCACCCCATTTTGAATGGTATCTTCAACCACCTCAGGTTTAAGAAATCTTGACTCAAACCATTCGGTTATATATTCTTGATTTTCCATAAGATCTAAAGATATTCCCTTAAATAAAGATTTAAATAAATTGTAGTTATACCACAATGTTTTTTCTTTAGTAAATTCAACCATCCATTTTAATTCTTCGGTATTAATTAACCAAAAAGATCCATTATGGTTGTATATGTCCATGCCATTTGTGACATCATTAATGATCTCAAATAAACATTCTTTTCTTTTTATTTTTTTATAATCCATTTTCTAATGTATTTGGGTAATATAAAACTTATTTATATTTCTTAAAGATACTAAAAATTATTTGTATTTCCAAATAAAACCTTGTGACTTTTTATATCCTTTCCTTAAACAATTATTTATTGCTTTGTAAGATAATTCTAATTCTTTTGAAGCAATTAAAGCATTCGTCCATTCTTTAATAAATTCATTGTCTAATGAAAATTGTAAAACAGGTTTAGATTTAGCGTGAGGTAATCCGGTTCGTTCTAAATATCTTTTATAATTATTATTTTTACCCTTTGCGGATTCACTCATTTTAGTTTTTGTTTCGGAGGTCTTTAATTTACCCTTCCAAAATTCACTCATCTTCTTTTTTGTTTCATCGGTAATTTTTTTACCAAGAGCTGATTGACTCATTTTCTTTTTTGACTCTTCATTATGTTTCCTACCGTACCAAAATGGTTTTAATGTCCCATTCAAAACTAACTCATCATCTTTTGGTACTCTATAAACTTTACCATTTTCACCCATATATTGTCCCAAACCAACAGTTTTAAAACCAACATCAGGAATATGGGCATTCCTGTTTAATTTATCGGAAATATGTTCAATGATTAACTCTCGTTCATATCTAATACAATCTTCTCTATTAATAAAATCACATTTAATAATAGTTTTAATTAATTTTTTTTTATCTGTTTTCCAAGACCTCATAGACCCCATATAATAAACATCTTTAGTTGGTTCAACTTTAGATGTTCTACTACCAAAATAAAATTCTTTTGTTTTCGGTAATTCTAATTTATAAACATAATGATACATATCTTATAAATATATTACGACATCCAAAAGAAAAATTTAAATGTTATAAATTATAATGATTTAGGATAATATAATAATGTTGGGTTTTTTTTTACAATATCTATATCAGGATATACATTACTAAACTGCAAGACATCAAATCTATCGGTAATCAAATGATATCCGTTTTTGGTAGGGATTTCACTTATGATTTTATCTTTCCCAAAAGGAGCACAACTGTCAATTGCAAGTTTAACCTTTAATAACTCTTTGTTGTCCTTACTATCAACATCAACAATCCACCTCTTCTCGTTGGTCTTTATTTGTCCAACAACTGAGTCAAACAAACCTTTCTGAATGTGTTGTCCGTTTTTAATTCTTTCAGCCAAGGACATCATCATCTCCAATGAAACATCCTTATGGTTTTGTTTCTGAACGTGAATGTATGCACGAGCCTTAAACATCTCACAAAGTTGTTTAATCTCATCATATCGTTTCTCCAAGTATTCAATAGAATCAACACAATAAGTTTTGATGGTACGAACTGATTGGTGGTTGTCTCTCTCACCTTCAGGTTGATCTTTCTTACGTTTGAATACATACAACATATAGAAATCACCATCGTCAGTGAAGTTAAGTAATGGTTTTATAAGTTCAATATTGTTAATCATGTTTGTATTTCTATAAATAATATTTTACAAATATACAAATATTATCAGTACCAATCTAATTTATTTTACACTTTTTTATATATCAATCTATAACCATCGTAAATTTTAACATTTAAGTCATTTACCGTATTTAGGTGTCTACCAGGTGAAAACCAATATTCAAAACCTTTTTTTATGTGACTTACTGAAGAATATATAAAATTATCACCATCGTAAAAAATAATACTTAACTCTCTATCAAAATCTATATTACTTGAAATGTAATATCTATTTTCATCTAAATCTATTCTTGAGTTAAAAACATTATTTTGTAATGTTACAATTTCATTTGACAACTCACCTTTAGCCCCATGGAAAAATAATATGTCTCTTCTCTTTTCTTTACTAGGAACTCTAACATAAGATGTCACCTCTTTTTCATTCTCATAGTTTGATTCATAATATTCTTTAACATTATTAATATCATCAATGTTCATCTGTAAAAATGGTAATCTTTTGTTGTACTTGTATTTCCACAATAAAACATTCATGGTTGTCTCATCACTAAATGGATAGTAAAACTTAATTTCTTCAAGATCCAAATTAAATGCAAACTCGTTTAACCAATCGTATTCTTTGAGGAATTGTTTACAATTTTTATTGTAAACCATTACCGATGTAACAGAATAATGCGTTCTATTTTTTACCGGTATGTGGTTCATTTTCATTAATGGATATTCCAAAATATTTGTCTCATCAAAACCTCCATTGTGGAATGGATTACCTCTACCGTAATTTATTTGATATTCAAACAACCCCTGTTGGATTAACGGATAATCCTCAACCTGATCAAAATATTTAAATAGTCCAGATATATCACCTGTAGGTACCATATCAGAATCAATGTAGATTGCCTGATCTAAATTAAGATGCTCTAACGTATGTAATACTACCTTACTTTTGAAGAACACTGACTTAAACATATTCTTGTTGGATACATCATTTTTGTTTCCAACAAAACTCATATTGTTTTCAATACTTAATGATTCAACAGGAACCGTGGTTAAGTTTGGTATTTCAGAATTATATTTAAAATTAAGTGTGTATAAATAAAAATCTAAATTATTATGATATAGATTTAATGACTTAACTAAATTCAAAGAGTTCTGTAAATAATTCTCAGTACAATGAAGTATAATTGATATCCTATTTTCCATAAACTATTTTTTAATGAACCACCAACTGGCAAGAAACTCATCGGTTTTATTTACTTTATATCCGTTGTTAAGACAGAATTCATCCACTGCCGGGTTAACACCAAACATTCCTGTATATGTTGACTTCTCAGGTTGTCCATCAGGGAAAGTATATAAAGGTTGATCCTTTTCAATTTGACCCTCATAAAAATAATCAGATAAATAATCATGACCCATAATCAAACCACCCGACTTAACCTTAGGGTACCATAATCTAATATCTTCTTTAACTGCCTGATATGTGTGGTTAGCATCAATATACACAAAATCTAATGATTTATCCTCAATGAAATTACAAGCGTGTTCACCCTTCATTCTTAACATATAAGCACGATCTTCAAATCCCTTAATGTTATCCATAGCCTGAGAATATGCGTCAATGTGTTCTCTATGGTTTGAGACATCATCATACTCCTGATGAGGTAATTCTCTCCATACATCAACCATCAATAAGGTTCCACCCCAATTGTTTAATATTGTGTTCGCAAATTGCCCTTTGAAGGATCCTAATTCAACACCAATTCCATTTAAGTTATGAAACTTAATGAAATCACCAATCTGTTCTCTATTCGTAAAATTCATATTCTATTACTTTCCATTTTATATAATTTCAAACTTCATTCTCTAATTGTTTTTTTCTTAGTTCATCTCGTTTAAATTTCAATTCTAAATCTAAAGAAGATCTAACAGACCAAATTAA